AGCTAGTTGTCTTGCTACTCCTGACAATGATTCACTTAAGCTCTTGGTTCCATCTATAAGACCCATAATTGCACTTGTAGTATTAGTAGCCAATATATTAGCTATCTCTTCATTTAATATTCTAAATCTAAATGTTTCTGTGTGTAATTGTTTTTGTAGTTCATTTGCATCAATTAAACCTTTATTAAATTTGTCCTGTAAATCAAGAATAGCATCTTGTTTAGAGACAAAACGATCTAAATCCTTTTCATCCTGCTTGCTAAATTTTTCTTTTTGTTCCAAGAAATCTATTTCTTTTTGTAATCCTTGAACTAATTCTTCTATTCTTTTTTTATCTTGTGCAAATATCTGTTCATTTTTTGCTAATTTTTCTGCAAGAGTTTTACTGTTGCCTTCTTTCATTAATTCTTCAACTCTGTTTCTTAAATCAACCTCTTGTTGTAATTTAGTCAATAGATTTGTTGATTCTTCGCTTAATAATTTTGCTTGTGTTACACCTTCCTGCTTGGCTGCAAATATTTGTCTTTCAAAATCTAATTCATTTTGAAAATTTCTTTTTCTAATACCTTCCCCTCCTCTACTACCCATAGCTGTTATAGCAGCTTGTCGTCTTTGCAAATCTAAAGCTTCTGTATTACCTCTTAAAGCAGCAGCATCAACAACTCTTTCTGCATCAGTATCTTTTAACTTATCCTGCAATCCAGTTATTCTTAAAACAAAGTTTGCTATACCTGCCCCAAGAGCTTGTAACTTAGTTATTAATAATGTAAATTGAGAACCTAAAATTCTTGATGATTCACCAAATTTTTGTAAAGCATTAACACCTCTTTGACCTATATCATTTGCCATTAATTTCATTGCAGCATTAAAAGCTGCGGTTTTGCCTTTAGTCTGTTCTATTAATTGTATCTGTGCTTGTTGAGCAGAACCTTGCAACCCGAGAGCATTTGTTACAGCTTGAGTATTTTGTGAAAAGGGTCCAAGTGCTTTACCTAATTCACTAATTGCAGTTATTGCAGACTGAAATTGCTGAACAATAGCAGTTGCAGCAATGCCTCCAGCAAAACCACCCATACCACCAAACATTCCACCAATACCACCACCCGCAAAACCAGCAGCAGCACCTATTGGACCTTGACCAAATAACAGAGGAAACGCACCACTTATTAATGCACTCTGCATATCAAAACCTTTTGTAGGCATAGGTAATCCTCTACGAGCAAAACGATTATTCATAAATGTTCGTTTGCCTTGAACATTCCTAGATTGCCTATCTTTTAATCTACTAAAATCACCTTTAGCAGGATCAAATATACCAGGCCTCTGTGGACCGTACTCAGTAGCTGTAAATCCAGTAGAAGCACCCTTAAGTAATTTAGCTTTCCTAGCTTGTTCTTTTAAATATTCTGGAGAACCTACTATATGCTTCATACCACTTACAGGTAACACGTTACCTTTCATTGCAGCTACTTTTTTAGCTTCTTTATTTACTGCTTCGTAATATTTAGGAGATCCAAACAAGTCAGGAGTGCCCTTAACTGGCATAACATTTTGCTTGGCTACATCCAAAATATTTTTTGGCGATCCTACTAAATCTTTACTTCCTAGTAGAGGTGAACTACCAAAACCTGTAGTTTTTCCAAGAAAAGGTAATTTTGGCCCAAACGTACCTAATTCTTTTGTCAAAGGAAAAGCCTCTACACCTCTTAGACCTAAAGGTGTATTTGCTGTTAAACGTGTTAAAGAAGAAGTTGGTCCTGATGGTTTTACGTTTAAAGCGGTGGATTTACTAACTTTACCCCTTTCAACTGACTGCTGTGCTATTTCCTTAGTTATTGCTTTTTGTATGTTTAATTCCTTTAAAGCAACTTTTATTAGTTTTTCTGACTCGGCAAATTCTTTCTGTTGATTCATTAAGGCAGATTTTTGTATTGCTTCTTGTGCCCTGCCCATCTTCAGTCCTTTATCTACTTGTTTTTGGACTAAATCACCAACTCTTCTAGTTTTGGACATCATGTCCTGTTGTGCTCTTTTGCTCTCTAATATCTGTGCTTCAGTTTTAGCAGTTTTATTTGCAGTTCTATTTGCAGTTTTACTTTGAATTACTATAGGTTTATTAATTTTACCAACAACATCTTCTATCCTTTTTAAGTCTTTATTAGACTGACCGCTTAACTTTATATTTATCAGTGCATCGTAATTAGCCACAAAGTTATCACATACTATTCTCTATATATTAAAGCAAAATATGATATTTACCTACGTCTTTTCATCTTTTGCATTTCTTTTTCGTGATCTTCGTTTAATATTTGAAAATACGCACTCCAACCCAATACCTCTTCAAGAGTCATTTTTCTAACATCGGATAAACTCATACCTAATTCTTTTGCTATACCAAACTGCAACATCATTAAGTTATCTTTTCGCAGTTCAGCACTTAATCTTTTGGGTCAATAGGCTCTTCATCCTCTTGTATAACGCATAACATTAATTTTTGTAAGTCAGAATCTCTAATTTCATTTTTTAAAACATCAATTTCACCTAGTTGAAATAATTTTTCACCACTTTGATCTTGTGCTTTTGTTAATAACAAACGTAAAGCAAACTCATTTGTGTCATCAGTTTTAGCCATTCTCAAAGCTCTTTCCCTTTCCGCAAGAGTTAAAGGTGTAACCCACATCTCAAAGACCGTTCCATCAGATAATGTGACTTCTTTTCTTACTGCTTCAAGATTTGCAGCTTTACGCAAACGATCAATCGCTCGCATGGTCTTGTTTGATGCCATAAATTATATATATTTATTACTATATTATATCAGTTCTATATAAGTTATCAATAACTATGACTTGGATAGATCAAATGTTGGCTGTGCAGAAGGTTTAAATTCTACATTCACTGATTGTGGATCATCTGGGTTAACACTAAATCCAGCAGATGTTAATGTTGCTTCAAAATTTATAAAACGACTTAATGAATCACTGACAGTACCACCAGAAAATACTTGATCTATATAGAGTTTAAATGAAGCTCCTCCTTGCTGTCTTTGTAAAACATCTTTAATCATTCTATTTGCAAGAGTTGTATCTTCATCAGTCATATAAACAGTTGCAGAACCTGATCCTTCTCCAAATCCTGAAATAAACTTTCTAAATGGAACAAACTGACCTGGTGTTCCTCCAATTGTTGTTACATCAATTTCATCTCTTGTAATTTCAAAAGTCCATTCCCTAACTTGCGAAACACTTTCAAAATCACCATAAGCAATTTGAAATGCATTTGGAGAAACAACAGTTCCTGTATCTGTAATATCCAAAGCAGAACCACCATTAGTAGCAGAAACTGTTAAAGCTCCTGTAGCAGCAGTGTATGAAGCAATAAAAAAAGTATCCGTAGAATTTAAGCCAGCAGGTAAAGTACCAGTTCCAGAAGCTCCTGTCTGTGAATTTATAACAGAAAACTTTACAGGATCTCCAACTTCAAAATTTAAAAAAGGATCAATTGTAATTGTTTCCGTACCGATAGTAACGTCACTTGAGTTAAAAGTTCCAATAGTACCAGCAGGTTTATAGTAAAGAGCACCAGAAGTACCAGATAAACAAGTAGCTGCCATAACGTAAATAAAAGACCTAATTATAGGTTAGCAGATTTTGGTAATTTGTTTAGCTTAAAACAGTAGCAACATAAGAAGTTTCTACTCTACCTTCAAATAAAGGCGTAGTATCTACTGTGGAAAAAGTAGGGCCACTAATATTACCTACTTTTAAAAATACTCCTGTATTTGTTTTATTTGAATTATGAAAAGTCTCTAAAACATCAACAGCAGTAGTAATAAGTATTTGATTTCTTGCTGGTCCTTTACCTTTTTCAGTAAATACTCTAATAACTATTGCACCTCTAGCAGTATCAACACTAGAAGTTAATGTAGCTTCATTCGTTTCACCAAATGTTACATTCACTGTTACATATTCTAATGTAGAACCAACAGGAACAGCCGTTATATTATCAAAGAACACAGGAACAGATAATCCTGTAAAAGCAGTGAGTAAAGGATTTTCAATAGCTGCTCTAATTGCTTGATAATTCATTATGTTCTACCTGGATTTGTACTGGCTGATTTTAAACCTTCATTCATGCCTTTTTTAAAATCGTTTGCAAATTTACCTCCTGAAGCATAATCAAAATACCAATCAAGATCGGCACTTCTACTATTCGGTAATGCTTCAATATCTGATGCGGTAGACCTTGATTTAGTGGATTGTATCAATTGTCCTCTTTTGCCGCCTTTTGGCCTTATTCCAAAAGTAAATCGAGTGCTTTGCTCAAAATTCCCAAAAGGTAAATCAAAATCTTGACCTAACTGACCTGGAACCCAAGGCTTTAAATCCAAAGCTATTGCAGCATAAGGCGATTCATTTAATATTGTGTATAAATTGTATATACCTTTTACATTTTTTGGTATTACAGCTTTCTTAACATCATTTATTTTGTATTGAAATTTTGGACCTTCAATTTGTCTTGGTGAAGAACCTTTTTTAGTTCTACCAGATACAGATGACCATGCAGAAGAAAATCTTCCCGTCCAATGTGGCCCTCTTTGCGATAATGAGTTCATTATTAAAACAGAAGCTGACTGTCCTCCCGTTGCTACAGCTTTTTTAATATCATCTACTAAGAATTTTACATTTCTTGCCATTATTGAATCCTAACTATAAGTTCGTGATACACAGGTAAATCACCTCTGTAAGTTCTAATAGAAACTATTTTACCCTCAATATCGGAGCCTGATTGTACGTATTTTATACGATCTGCCTGTGTAGGATAATAGTCACCTAATTCTGTTGCCCCTATCAATATTTGTACATTACTACCTTGATAAACTCCTTTATCCTCGTTTGAATTAATTTCTGATATAACTCCTTTAAGACTAATATTTGTATCCGATTCTAAAACTTCACCAGTAATAGGATCATATACACGAGGTAATGTTGTTTTAATATAAGTTAAATCCTGTCCAAATTGTGTTAAAACCTGTTCAGGAATAGAACCAAAAATATTATCTATAGCTCCCATACTAACCTCTCATAACTCTTACTTGATAACTACCACTACCACCAGAACAATACGCTCCAAGAAAACTTTGTAACCAAGGATAAACGTCAAAAATATTATTTACTGTTCCTGTACTTTGAGAACTTTCATTATATTTAACTTGAAGATCACCTATTTTCACTTCAGAAGGTACACCTGCTGTTCCAGTATTACCAGTAATTGCATCAGTATCGTTTGCTAATGCTCTTGCTAATTCATATTGTGCGTATTTAATATTGTTTGGAATTGTTGAACAAGTAAGTTCTACATCATCAACTTGATAATTATTTCTTGGAAACTTTAATGCCTGACCATTATCACATCTATCTCCATAAAAAACTAAATTATCTATTTCTCTAGTTGCTGCTATCAATGCTCTATTTTTTTGATCATCTGTTTTATTTGTCCAAGTTGAAGAATCTGGAACAGTTTCAAAATAGCTATTAGCTTCAGTCAAAGTGACATAGCTATTAGCATTTTCACCTTTTATAGTTGCATCTATAGTTGCTGCCACGATTAGTAATTTATTTTAGTTTTATTGTAGCGTAAAGAAAAAACCCCACCAATATTTGATGAGGTTTAATCTAATCAACTTAATAATAATATTAATAAGTTGATGTATCAAGAGGAGAGTTAACTGTTAACTGTACTAATGGAATTAGATCCACATCGTATGTAGCTGACCAGTTACCTGCTGTTGCTAAGTTTGCATTTGTTGGGTTATCAGAAGCACTACTCCAAGCAGTACCCATAACATGATATGCAGTGTGATAATCAACAGAAAGAACATCCTGCTTAGAAAGTACGTTTCTTTCAGCTTCAATTCTTAATGACTGTTGCTGTCCTTCAAGAATTGTTCCTGATGTTGTTAAGTAACAGAAAAATTCTGTCTGATGACCAGAAGAACTAGATGGTGCAACTGTGTTAACAGCAGAGTCAACAACAACTGTGCAGCCAGCAAATTCGCCAACTGCTCTGTCGCTGATACCAACTCCACCACCACCCCACTGAACACCTGTTCCAGTAGATAATGCAGAAGTTGAGAATGTTAACATACCAACCTGATATAGGTAGTAAGCAACTGATGGATGAACGATAAGAATATCTAAATCCTCACCTCTTTCTCCAAGAAGATTTCTTGCTCTTGCAATAGTAGAAGCTGTTAAGAAGTTAGCTTCTGTTGCACTAGCACCAGCTTTCGCTACA